AAGAGATTGGAATACGCTCATCCTTAGTAAAGAAGTATGCTTCAAAGGAAGTAACAAAACATCCACCAGTCTTATCGATGATGAAAGATTGTGCAAGAGGGTCATACCAACCAACTTGTCTTACTTCTTCGCGAGTACCCATGATTGTTCTCTCATCGGTAACCGTATCACGAACAACTTCGGCATTACGAACTGCAAGAATATTCTCTTGAACAGTTTGCAGAACACCAGTTGCTGTGTATGTAGTTTCTGCAGAAGATGCGACAGAACCAGCAATACGGGAATCGGTGTCAGATGTAGTCAGTCTAACTGTTCTTACACCAGTACCCCAACGTGGATTGACATCAACATCTGGATTTGGAATAAAGAATACTGCCTTCAGATTACCAGATCTATCTGAGAACATGCGGCGATCTTTGACAACAGCACGAGCACCAGAGGATCCAATCAGAACTTCACCGACAGCAATGTTTCCATAGAAATTACCAGATACTCGTGCTGCCATAGCAGTAGTAACGATATTCAAATACGCTGTGGTCGAACCATAACTAGATGGCATCTCAGTGTCATCATATGGATTGAACTCCATATCATCATTAGGTGCCGAAACTTGTAGACGACAACCAGAAGTTTGACCAATAACAGTCTCGCCAATCTGGAAAGGAGTATCATTACTTCTAGTATCGATACTACTATCTTTTACTAGTTCGATTAGTTTTGGCGTAATGTAGTTAGTAAATGATTTGCTATCAAAGAAAGAATAGAATCTAGTTCTTGGTTTGCAGCGAGCAACATCCATCTTGACGTTTCTAGAACGAATCCAAGGAACTGCTGTACTAGACAGAACAGAATCTCCAAGAGATTCGCGATCGATTCTAGGAACAACTTGAGTTCTGATACCTTGTCTTTCTTGACGGTTAGTCGTTTGAATGATACGACGCTCATTGATACGGCGAAGACCCTTACCGCCCCAGACCCAAGGTCTAGGAGATCTACCTCTATCTTCTGCCAACCATCCACGGTTACGGAATCTTTGTGTTCTGACGACAGCACCCTCGCCTTGCCATGTAGTTCTCCATGAGTTCCACTGAACAGGCAAGAAACCATTTTGGTCAGTACCCATTTCTCTACGGGTTGCCTCAAAGTTACCTTCAATTGTTCTGACATTTGCAGGTTCGCGGCGAGTATCAACCCAGTCATCAGATGCTGGAAGTAGATCAATACGACCAATATATGTGAAGACGTTGAATGGGTTTACGTTTACAACTCTAGAAGCATATTCTTGTTTGATAATAACTTCTTCTTCATATGGAAGTGTAACCAACTGACCAGTCTTGAGAACATTTTGAGAAGCAGATTCGTTCCACACCATCGAAACGTTTGTGGTGTAATGAGCAGGTCTACAAACACCAGCAGCAAAATCTAAAGATGCAAGATAGTTAGGATGGGAAGTATCAGATTTATCATGACTGGTAAAGTCATCAACTAAGAATCCATTCTTCAGACGATCTCTACCATTAGCATCAATGATTTTAGTATTTGCTGCATCACCTTCAAGTAAAGATAGGGATGTGTAATACTCTACATTACCAATACGACGATCAAGAGTACCAATATCACGCATCGTATAACGACGGTTATCCTCAGAAGTCAAAAAGACATCATTCTCAGGATCGAAACCATAAGGCTTCAAGCGCATCGTAGCAAGATGCATTGCATTATCAAGATCATCGGGTTCTTCAGGAGTTTCTGAAGACTTACCTTGTACCATCTTGAAATCACCGTCAGGTGTCAAGAATAGTTTATCGATCCTAGGCATATAGAAATCGTAGTCACAACGGAAGTTGGAACCGATTTTAGGAATATCGATAATAGTTGCACCACCGTCAGATGTAAACAGACGGGATTTGAAATCTAAAGTAGAACAATCAAGAGTTGCAGGAGAACCGATGTTACCAAGACCTGCAGACCATCTTGGTTGTACTGCAGGACGGAAATCTAGAACATCAGTCAGTGATTGCGTTTGATTGAAGAAAGGAATGTCATAATAAGTAGTGCCACTATAAGATTCACCTGCAAAGTAATCACCAGTTGCAGCATGAAGCATGTAGTCATAAATTAGAAGAAGTTTTCTAATTGCTGCAGGACGACCAGGTTTTCTTATAACTTTAGAAGTATCATAGTAGTAACCTTTCTGGTTCTGATCCATGTAGTAGTCATCTGTTACTACCTTAGAACCTGCGATAATTGCATTGTCATCATCATTGATCAGTGCAGTAATCGGGTTATTGGCAGAGTCGAAACCATTGATAGTTTCTCCAGTAACAAAGACACCACTAATAGAGATGAAGTTTACCTTCAGTGTAGAAGTAGTGAAAGCAACAACCTTTCCTTTTGCACCAGAAGTTTTACCAGTGATAATTGTTCCAGCTTCAAAGAAGGTAGGTTCTGCAATAGTCAGAGAAGGAACAACAGGATCGTTAGAGTTGATAGACTCATAAACTGCATGAAGTTGATATGCATCAGAGATGCCAAGACTGATCTCTTCATCCTCAATACGGATACCATAAAGGTGTGAATAAGAAAGACCAAACAAAGGTGTATCTTTATTTTGTACAGTTCTATGAACCTTATTGACTGCCATCTTACGAAGAGTCTTCAGTTTCTTCTGAACAACATTCTTAGATACAGTTGCAGTAAGTTTTACCTCAGTAACATTAGTTCCTGTAGCAACAGTTAGTGTAATACCATTAGTAATCTGTGCATCACCTGCAGGTGAAGATCCACTGACGCTACCACCAACACCAACGTCATTCAGAGAAATGTGAGTACCTATAAGTGCCTCGTTACCTGATGTAGTAGCAAGAACTGTCAGTTGATACTCTTCATCATCGAGAGAAATGAACTGTTCGTTTGTGCCAAGAGTGGTAACAAAGGTGCCAGAAGGAACCGAGATAGCATCATAAGTTCTTCTAACGATCATCGATTCGTCAGAAATGGACTTGATATACTTTTTAGGTAGGTCGGAGAATAGATCGTTATCTGACTGACCCAATAACTGTGCTCTATTACGAACTAACACAGTATAGGTATTTGAAGCAACGCTTCCACCACCTGCACCAACATTTACAATTTGATTGGTGAAGTCAAAGATTGTTGTTCCAGAACCAGCAGTAGCAAAGTTCGTTGGATTTACTTTATCAACAATCAAATAGTTATCTTCATCAATATAAACTCTGTCTCCAGAACGGAGGTCCCTAGCAAAGTTGCTATTGAAACCTGAGATTGTGCCAGCACCACTATCGTAAGTAAAAGTATCACCCTCGATAGATAAGAAATCATCGAGAATTACATTTGCTGTACATTCGACAGTGGTAGTATCTTCATCCCGACAGACAAAAGAACGAATGTCAGAGAATTCATAAGTGTAGAAGTATGAAATAGTACCTTTGTCAATACCATCAATGAATACTGTTTCGCCTGTTCTAAACTTACCACGCAGACCATAAGTTTTTAGATGGGTTGCACCAGTTTGATCTTCAACGATCATTGATGTTGCACCAGAATCTGCACCTCTCAGGATTGATCCCTGCAGAACATCTGTTGTTGCACTGACTTGTACAACGGTAAGCATCTGAACGTCATAGATATTGACGTTGTAGACATCATCATCAGTACCAAAAGTGGTATCAGCACCAGTGCTTTCATGCTCCATAGCAAGAGCACGACAGAAACCAATAATTGCCGCTGCACCATCTGGAGCAGTGCCACTAGTAGTAATACCAGTGTCATATAGTTCCATGACCTGATATGCATCAGTGACGCTACCAGCACCAGTGAAGTTTGGGAAACCAAATACTTTGTTTACCTGGAAGTTATTACCAGTTGCAAACGGAATGATTTGATTTTCTAATGCCTTAGAATCTCTAGGTTTCGGGAAGTCTACAAACTGTGGAACCAAAGTCTCGATTTGATTACCACGAACGTAGTCAATACCAGGTGTAATCTCTGCAGTATAGAGATTGTCGGATGCAATATTACCAGACTTTGTGGTTTCTCCTGATTCATATACACCATTGATACCAGGTCTCAGATCATCATTGAGACAATCTCTGACAGTAATTTGGTGATTCTTGACAGAATAGTCACCATGGGTATCATAGGTTCTCTTAGCGAGTGCCTTTTCTAATTCATTATATGCAGTTCTCTGTACAATCTTTTCAACTCTAGAGTTGTTGATTCTAAGAAGTTCAATAAAGTTTTTATCAGACTGATCATCAATCAGTTTCTTGATGAGAGTCGTTGTAATTTTGAAACGATGTGCGCCAGGTGCAGAATAGTTCGATGTACCTGCTGCATTATCATTCAGGGAGTCATCATCCTCAGAGGTAATGATAGACTCAGTAACTTCCAGACCAACTCGATATGATGGATTACTACCATACTGATCGAGAAGAATAGACTGTGTAGGAACGTCTACAAAATAACCACGGATATAATAAACGCCAGATTCAACATAAGCAGCAGAACCACGCTGTAAAGCATTCGATGGTAGCAACTGCGAGAATGGAGAACCAGTCTCAATCAAAGTTGTACCAAACGTAATGTCAACGTTGGTGATCAACTGTTCATTATTTTCAAATGTTTGAAGGGTGCCTTCTTCGCCACCAGATTCAACGTACTTGATATACAGTGTAAGATAACCATTATCAGAAGTAGTTGCATCAATACTGTATAGAACTTTTGCTTTTACTCCAGTGGTCAAACCTGTAATCAGTTTGCCATCAAGTTGTGTTCTATATGATTCGACATCAGCGCCCAGAAAACTTGCCTGCAGTTGAATGCAGTCCACTTTCGTATCATATCCCACTTGACCAGGGATGATCATCGCGCCATCCTTGAACAAGTTCGTACCCATGCTCTCGATCTGATTCTGCAGAATCGATTGCATCGACGTTAGTTCTCTTGCCTGAATCGGAAATCCAGGTCGGAACAAGACTTTATAAAAGTTCTTGTCCTCATCAAAGTCGTCGTAATAGGGTGTAACGTTGAGGTTAGTATTCTGGGGCATCTCTTTAGAACTCGATTACGATTTTGATATCTTCGATTTGGTCGCTTGCACGACTGATAGACCTTCTATTATCTAGGTAAATAATTTCACCCGTGTTGAATGCAACCTCTGGTTTTGCATATCCAGAAGTAAATCTCATACCTAAATCATATTCAGTGTTGTTGATAACACGGGAAGATGTATTAGGAACTGTAGGGAAATTGATATCAGGTTCAGCAGAAGAACCTGAAGAGGCACCAGAAATAGCATTAGAACCATCAAACTCATTCAATGAACCTGTGATTTCGGGAAAAATACCGTCAACACGGTTCTGATAATATTTCAGAACTTTTGTAGTAGGGTTCCAAGAAATAACTCTTGCTCTAGATGTAACTGATTGTCCACCAACTGTACGTGTTTGAGTAATAATCTCATCAGGCAAGAAATTGCCTTGGAAAGTAGGAGAGAAAATTACTGCTCTAGTAACAGATGAAGTCAGGTCTGACTGTAGTTCGGTAGTACCAAACTTGAGTGGGTTGACAACTAGACCGACACGACGGTAGTCGTTATCGACAGGGAAGTCACCTGCACCTTCATCATAAGATAGTTTTGCGTTGATCATGACACGGTATGCAC